GATGCTGATGTTGATCTTGTTGATCCTTATCTGGCAAAGAAGTAAATTAGGAGTAAGATATGAGTGAAGAAAATGATAATGTTACTAGTAACGAAGCTGCTTCAGAAGTTCAACACGAGGCTGAATCTCAAGGTTGGGTTCCTAAAGAAAGATTTCGTGGTAACGAAGCTGATTGGGTAGATGCTGATGTTTTTGTAAAACGTGGTCGAGAGATTCTTCCTATTCTGCGTAAGAATAATGAGAACCTTGTTAAAGACCTTAACGCTACAAAAGAACAACTTAAAGAGTTTAGACAAGCAGCAGAAGAGTTTAAACAGTTTCAACGTGAAACTTATGAACGTAAAGTTAATGAGTACGAAATACGTATTCAAGAGATTAAAGAAAGCCGTGCTCAAGCTATAAGCGATGGGGATGGTCAGAAAGTCAATGCCCTAGATGATGCATTAGACCTTGCAAAAGAAGAATACAAAGAGGCTAAACAAGCCGTTAAAGATGCAGATGTTGTTAAAACACCTGAGCCAGCACCAGTTGAAATTGAACCAGGCTTACAAGCATGGTTAGATCGCAACACTTGGTTTGGCGAAGACAAACGAATGACTGCTGTAGTTAATGGTATTGGTGAAAGTCTTCGAGTAGAGTTTCCTATGCTTAAGGGACAGCCATTTCTAGATAAGCTTGACGAAGTGTTAGCAGAAGAATTCCCAAATAAGTTTGGTAAAAAACAGAATTTACGTAGTCGGGTTGAATCTGGATCAGGTAGGCAGAGTCGTGGTAGTACCAACACTCAGTCTTATGACAATCTCCCTTCTGAAGCTAAAGCTGCATGTGATCGGTTTGTTAAGCAAAAGCTTATGACCCGTGAACAATATGTTGCAGACTTTGACTGGAACTGATTTTTAACTTACATTAAAGGAAATTAATATGCCCCGCGCACTAAACGAGTTTGAAAAACGTGATCGTCTTCTAGAGAAAATAGCAGATAAACAAGCAGTAGCTAATACTCCTAAACCTGCTGAAGATGGTACAACTCGAAAACGTAGAAATGTTTTTAATGGAACAGAAGCTAAGATAGGTGTTCGAACACAGATAGAAGGTTATCACCTCCATGTCTTTACAGATACTGGAGGACGAATTCAAGAGGCTATGGATAGCGGCTATGAATTCGTAAGACCTGATGAAGTGGGAGGCGTGAGTGAGAATGTGGTCAGCCGTAATGGTGATCTTGGAGAAAGAATTAGATATCTTGTAAATCCTCGTGCAGAAGGCACAGAGCAATACGGATATTTAATGAAGATTCGGCAAGAATGGTACGAGGAAGATCAAGCTGAGCTTCAGGCTAAAAACAATCGCATTGATGCTTCTATCCGCAAAGGGAAGATTACTGGAGATGATCCATCTTTCTATACTCCTCGTGATGGTATTAAACTTAACTAATGTTTTATTAAGGAGTCTTAAATGGCTAACGTAAACAAACCCAACGGGTTCAGTCCTGTTGGTAACTTGCTAGGTGGCAAGTGGAATGAGCAGGGTCGTGTATACGCTATCCCTACCTCTGACACTACCAATAGCTATGCAATCGGTGATTGTGTAATGTCTGCTTCTGGTTCGGATGCTACTGGTATTCGTAACATCCAGAAGTGGGGCGGTGCTACAACTACCTCTGCTTTGCCTTTGGGCATTATTGTGGGTATTCGTGTTGCTGATCCTGGCGTAAGCTTGGTTGGTACTAACTTAAACCTAACACAGACATTTATCTCTGCTGGTACTCGTACCGACACTCGTTATGTGTTTGTTGTGGATGATCCTTTCGTCTTGTTTGAAGCTCAGTTTGGTTCTACGGGTGCAACCGCAGCTCAACTGTCTATGAATGCTGCCGTAACCATCTCCGCTGCTAATCAAACCTCTTTGTCTACAAGTTCACCGTTCTCTGATATGGTCCTTTCAGGTCCTGCAGTTACGGCTACTTTGCCAATTCGTTTGCTTGGTGCTGTTCAACGTATTGATAACGAAGCGACTACTGCTGCTAGTCCTTATATTCGTGTGTTGTGCAAATTTAACTATCATGAGTACGGTACTATCGCCTCTGCCTCTGGCTCAGTCGTTAACTACCTTGCAGTTTAATTAAGGAGAATAAATTATGGCTGGTATAATTACTACCGCATCCCACCCCAAGGCTCTATGGCCTGGCGTTAAAGCTTGGTGGGGACAAGTCTACAATGAGCATCCAGAAGAGTATGTTGATCTGTTTGACAAAGATACTTCTACTCAGAACTACGAAGAAGACGTTCAACTGTCTGGTTTCGGTCTAGTTCCTGTGAAGTCTGAAGGTCAAGGCACTGCATACGACTCTGAAATCCAAGGCTTTACCACACGCTACACACACGTTGCTTACGCAATGGGTTATATCGTGACTAAAGAAGAGTTGGATGACAACTTGTACGAGCAAATCTCTAAGAAACGTGCTTCAGCTTTGGCAATGTCTTTCCGTCAAACGAAAGAAAACATTGCTGCTAACGTGTACAACCGTGCTTTTAACAGCACGTATAAAGGTGGTGATGGAGTTGCTTTATGCTCTGTTAGTCACCCTAATACTAATGGTGGAACGTTCGCTAACAAACCTACAGTTGACGTTGATTTGTCAGAAGCTGCTTTGGAAGATGCAGTAATCGCAATCATGGGTCTGCAAAATGATCGTGGTTTGCTGGTTGCTATTCAACCTAACAGCTTGCACATTGCTCGTCAAGAAGTGTTTAATGCTCAACGTATTCTTCACTCTCAATACCAAACAGGTAATGCCAACAATGACATTAACGTCATTGCAACTGGTCACTACTTGCCTGGTGGTTTTAAAGTGAATCACTACTTTACAAGCCCACACGCTTGGTTTATCCGTAATACCATCCCTGGTGGTACTGGTTTAAAGTACTATGAGCGTCACGCTGTCACGTTTGATCAGGACAATGACTTCGACACTATGAACGTTAAAGCCAAAGGCTACGAGCGTTATAGTTTTGGTTGGTCTGATCCCCGTGCCATCTTTGGCTCTAATGGTCCGTAATTGTTATTAGTAACAAGCCCTCTCTCAAAAGGAGGGGGTTCTTTTTTTAATCAAAGGAATTTAAAATGAGCTACGAACGTGAAAAAGAAAAAGGTAAGCGTCCTAATGTTACTGTCCAATCTAAAATGGGCAAAAGTGGCATGGCTGGTGGAATGCACAAGATGCCTGGCGGAAAAATGATGAAAGATTCTGCTATGAAGAAAACGGCTGCAAAAAAGACTATGCCTAAAAAGAAAATGTAAAGTAGAATGCAAGCAGCACAATGTTGTGCTAACCTTAATGATGACGCTACCTAACAGGTAGTGTTGTTTATGTAACACTTATGTCAATCAAGGAGTTTTAAAATGGCTTTACCTCAATCCCCTGCTTCCAACTACCCAGGTGGTTTTAATAATGTAACCATCCGTGGTGTTCCAATCACCCAATCCCATCCTGGGCAAGTGTATTGGGTATCAAACGCTACCCCAACTTTGCCTGGACAAGTTGGTGGTTCTAATGGCAATCCAGGTACTTTTAATGCTCCCTTTGGTACTCTTGCGTTTGCCGTTACTAGTTGTACTGCTAATCGTGGAGACATTATTTTTATTAAACCAGGTCACGCTGAAACTATTTCTACCGCAACTGCTTTAGCTTTTGACATTGCTGGTATAGCAATTGTTGGTTTAGGTACTGGTACTAAGCGTCCTACGTTTACTCTTGATACAGCAGCTACAACTACTATTGCTGTTTCTGCTGATAACATATCAATCTCTAATTGTCGTTTTATTGGTAATTTTTTAGGCATCACTTCTGCTTTTACAGTAGCTGCTGCTGCATACTTCACCATTGACAATTGTTCGTTTACTGATACAAGTGCCATTCTTGGTTTCTTGTCAGCAGTTAAAACTACTGTATCTACTAATTCTGACTTTTTGCAAGTATCTAATTGCTTTATTAAATCTGATGCTACAACCAAAGCTGTTGCTCCTATTGTTGTGCTTAACACAATGACTGGTCTAACACTGACTGATAACGTTGTAATTCAAACTGTTGCTCAGAACAACGTGTCTCAATTCTTGAGTCATGCAGCACTAGTAATGACTGCTGCTTTGATTACAGGTAACAAGATATACAGCGTTAATACTGATAGTGCTACTGGTGCTTTCTTGGTTACTACTTCTGCCACTACTGGCTCAGGTATTATTCAAAACAACGTAGTTCGTGGTCTAGATACTGCTGCTGCTTTGATGATTACCGCTGCTGCTGTTCAATATGGATTGTTTAACAACCTTTATATTGGGGACGTAGGTTTCTCTGGGTTTGTACTTCCTGCTATTGGCACTGACTAATAACTAGTGAGTATGCCAATTAAATTGGTACACAAAAACACTAGTGGCAGCATTCATATTTCTTTTGTAACTAAGAGAAGTAAGGATGCTGTCTTCTTAGTAGTTAATTTTTTATCGTGTTAAACACTAGCAAAACGGGAGTCTACTATGGCTGACATGTTTCTTAAGAGTGGTGAGCAACCTCGCTACTTTGCTTTTAGCGGAGTAACCTCAACAACTGCTGTTGCTGCTTCTTCCTCTATTTATAAAGAGAGTCCTTACAGTTCTTTTCAGGCTATTGTTACTGGCACAGGAGCTGTAACTGCTGCTATTGATATTCAAGTATCTAATGAAACAGATACATTCAATGGTGTTAAAGCCAATTGGATAACTATTGGTACTATTAGCTTGTCTGGTACTACAACTGCTACGGATGGCTTTACAACAGTGTGTCCTTGGAGATATGTTCGAGCTAATGTAACTGCTCGTTCTGGAACCTCGGCTACTGTTGAAATTATCATGGGTGTGTAATCATGTCAGTTGTAGCAGACAGCACCTATGGGGGTTTTGAAGAACCTAGACCAACTACTATTACACAGTATGGTGTAGCTACAGACTTGTATGGTGTAACCTCTGATCCATTTACAGCCTCACTTTTGTTACTAGAAACAAATGATCTGCTGCTGCAAGAATCTAGTAGCAACATCTTGTTGTAACCAAGGATACCTATGACTACAACTGTTTTTACTAGTGGGACTGTTATTGAGTCTAATTGGCTTAATGACGTTAATGCTGCTATTTATACAGCTATTGCAAATACAAGTGGTAGTCCACCAAATACTACTGCACAGGTAATAACAAATCTTAGTCAAGCTGGTGGATTAGCTACGCAGGATACAGCACAAACTTTAACTAACAAAACTTTAACTGCTCCTATATTAGGTACTCCAACTTCTGGAACACTGACAAACTGCACTGGTTTGCCTATTGCAAGTGGTGTATCTAATTTAGGTACAGGCGTAGCAACATTTTTGCCAACCATAT